AAAAGATGGTCCATTTACGCCGCCACCTTTTAGCCACATCTATAAGTTATCTTCAGTAAAAAATACTGGAAAGGGTAACGAATGGTATGGTTACAACATACAAAAGGTTGGACAAATCACTGATGCTAATCTCTATAAGAGAGCGAAAACTTTTTATGAAAGTTGTCGTAGAGGCGATCAGTTAAACGGAAAGACTTCATAAGTTTCCATTCCGGTTGGAAATATGGGCGGCAGCGGGAGACTTAAACCGCCCATACTAAAGTTATGATGAAAGCATTTAAAGAGATATTTCAGGGACTAAATAGTGCATACGGTCAAACTGTACTAAGTGATAGCTATTCTGAAAATGGAAAACAAAAAACAAAATCATTTACAGTAAAAAAACCTGTAACCGATGAGCTTTGGGAAAACCATTTAAAAGGTAAAGAACCAGGATTAGGTATTGTTCCAATAAACGAAAAAAACAAATGTAGATGGGGTTGTATTGATATAGATGAATATAACTTCAATCATAAAAAATTAATTAAGCTATTAAATCAAAAAGATTTACCACTAATTGTGTTTAGATCAAAATCAGGTGGAGCCCATTTATTTTTATTTACAAAGGAACCTGTAGAAGCATCCTTAATGCGATTAAAATTAAAACTAATCGCAGCTCATTTAGGATATTCTTCAAGCGAAATTTTTCCTAAACAAGAAACTATTCTAATTGATAGAGGAGACACAGGAAATTTTTTAAATTTACCCTATCATGGGGGAGATAAATCAACACGCTATGCTTTTCTTGCAAATGGAGATGCTTCTAATTTAAATGATTTTATAGCACTATATAATAAACGAAGTTTAACTAAAGAACAATTAGAAAATTTACACCTGGAAACAAAAAACCAAGTAAAAAATGGTTCAGTGACAGATGGTCCGCCTTGTTTACAAACGCTTTGTTCAGAAGGGTTTCCTGAAGGAAGTAGAAATGACGGATTATATAATATTGGAGTCTATTTAAAAAAAGCTAAACCCGATACTTGGAAAACAGAATTAGAAAATTATAACAATAGATTTATGAAACCACCTCTAAGAAACCAAGAAGTGGAAACAGTGAAAAAATCATTAGATAAAAAAGATTATCAATATAAATGTAAAAGCCCTCCTATATGTAATTTTTGTGATTCAATAACTTGCCAGACTAGGAAATTTGGAATTGGAAGAGGAAATTTAATGCCAGAACTAACAAACTTAAGAAAATATACTTCTGAGCCTCCTTTATGGTTTTTAGATGTTAATGGTAAAACCGTCGATGTTGATACAGATACTTTATATAAATTTGATGATTTTTCTAAAGCGTGTATGGGACAGATCAACGTTCTTTTACCACATATCGGACAAAATATATGGAAAAAGAATTTAGCTTTATTGTTTCCGAAAACAGAAGACAATGAAGAGTTTTTTATACAAGCTCCTGAAAGTTTAAAACCAGAAAATATATTAAGAGATCATTTAGAAGATTTTATAACAGATTCATATAAAGGAAATAAATTAGAAGATATATGTAATGGATCCGCTTTTTCTGAAGATGGAGTAAGTTATTTTAAATTTAAAGATTTTTGGAAATTTCTTAAAAATACAAATGAATGGAATCTTAAAAGAACAAAAACCGTCCTTTTACTAAAGAAAAAATTTAGCGCGTCGGAAGACAAGGTTTTTCCAAAAGTAGGAGACAAAACAATTGATGTCCGTGTTTTTAGAATGCCGGAACCAGTTGAAAAAGTAGTAGATAAAAAAGCTCCAGAGATAGAGAAAGCTAAATGGCAGAAGAAATAACAAGAACTATTATTCCTGGGCCTCCAGGAACAGGAAAAACATATCGTTTGATAGAAGGACCAAACAGTTATCTTAGACAAGAACTAAGAAAAGGTACACATCCCTCAAAAATAGCTTACCTAACTTTTGGAAAAGACCCAACGGAAGAAGTTCAAAGAAAGCTAGCAGACATCGTAAAAGAATTTCCAAAATATAAATTAGATAAAGACTTCACTTTCTTTTCTACTATGCATGCTATGGGAAAAAGAAATAATGAAAAGTTTCTTCCGGATGGAAGTAATTTATTAACTGGGAAAGCATGGAATGGATTTAAAGACTACATCTGTAAAAGCCAAGGAAATAATTATTTTAGTAAATTTCCATACGACGAAAAAGAAAATGAAGACGGGGTTATGACTTTTGGAAACCAATATTTGAAAGCTGTTAATCTTTCAAGATGCAAAAAAATACCACTTAAAGAACAACATAAAGAAATGTTAATAGATAACCCTAATTTTAAATATTCTAAATTAGAAGTTTTTAATAATCACTTAATTAAATACAAAGACAACAAAAAAATGTTGGATTTTACTGATATGATTGATTTGTTTAAGAAAGATGAAACAATGAACAACTTAAATTTAGAGGTAGTTTTTTTAGATGAAGCCCAAGATTTAAATCCTTTGCAATGGGATATGTTTTTTTACATAGAAGAAAAATGTAAGAGGTCTTACATTGCAGGAGATGATGATCAAACTATTTTTAAATTTCAAGGAGCAGATCCCACTCCTTTTATTGAGTTAAAAGGATTTGTTGATGATAAAGAGACAACAATTTCTAGAAGAGTTCCTAAAAAAGTTTTTGATCAAGCAAAAAGAATATTAAATTGTATAAAAAAAAGAATGCCAAAAAAATGGGAACCGAAGGGGGAAGAAGGAGATTTTATAACTAACCAATTGTTTCATAATTTAGATTACAGCGAGGGACAATGGTTTTTATTATTCAGATGGAAAAAAAATAATTTAATGGTTAAACAGGTAAAAAAATATTTTTATAGAAACCATATTTACTTTGATAAAGGTAATGACCTTTTACCACCAAAATTAGTGAGAGCATTAACAGTGTGGAAAAAATTAAATAATAAAGAAGCGATACGTGGTGAAGAAATTATTGATATTTGGGACTATATAAGTGGCAAAAAGATAAAACCAAAAGGTGAAAATTTAAAAAAGTTAAAAAAAGCAAAAAACGAGCAACTTACTTTAGAAGACTTAATGTCTGAGTATGGATTATTATGTAAAGGTAAATGGCAAGAGTGTTTTGATCTTATAAAAGACTTAGGACAAATTAGTTATATTCAAAATGTAGAAAAAGATTTAAATCCAAAAGAAAAAGCAAGAGTTCGAATTAGGACTATTCACGGAGCTAAAGGAGATGAAGCAGAAAATGTTGTCATTTTTCCAGATATGCCAAGACCTGCCTGGAGAAGTGCAAAAAGAGACTCAGACACAGAACATAGAATGTGGTTTGTTGCTGTAACCAGAGCAAAACAAAAAGTTTATTGGTTAAATGCAGAAACAAAAAATTTTTATAGAATTGGAAATAAGAGGATTGCATGAGTGCTTATAAAAAACAAATTGGAGGAAATCACTATAGTAAGTTTAAAATACAACCAAGTAAATTTATAAACGACAACAAGTTGCTATTTGCGGAGGGAAATGCTATTAAATACATCTGCAGGCATTCTGCAAAAAACGGAAAGGAAGATTTGAAGAAAGCAATTCACTATATTGAAATGATTATGGAGAGAGATTATGATGTTTGAGGCTCAAACAGAATGGATAGCCCCAGAAAATTTCCCTGATCTGAGTGGTTATAAAACTATAGCTATAGACTTAGAAACAAAAGATCCAGATTTAAAATCAAAAGGTTCCGGCGCTGTTATTGGTAATGGAGAGATCATTGGTGTTGCTGTTGCAGTTGATGGCTGGTGTAAATATTATCCTTTTGGTCATGAAGGTGGAGGAAATTTAGATAAAAAGAAAATTTTAGATTGGGTAAAAACAATTTGTGAATCAGATTCTACAAAAGTTTTTCATAATGCCATGTATGATGTCTGTTGGTTAAGGTCTTATGGAATAAAACTTAACGGACATATCATGGATACGATGGTTATGGCCTCTATTGTTAATGAAAATAGACTACGTTATACTTTAAATGCTTTAAGTTGGGAATATTTGGGCGAAAGAAAGAGTGAAGCAACATTATTTGAAATAGCTAAAAACTGGGGTATAGACCCTAAAGCAGAACTTTATAAATTACCAGCAATATATGTTGGAGAATACGCAGAAAAAGACGCTAAACTTACTTTAGAACTATTCAAAAGATTGTCTGCAGAAATAAGAAAAGATAATTTAACTGAAATTTTTGATCTAGAGACACAACTATTTCCATGTCTTGTTGATATGAGATTTAAAGGCGTTCGTGTCGATATTCAATCCGCTCATAAATTGAAACAAGAGTTATCCACACAAGAAAAGCAACTCCTATTAGAAGTAAAAAAAGACACAGGAATAGAATGTCAAATATGGGCAGCAAGATCGATTGCCAAAGTTTTCGACAAATTAAACCTGCCTTATAGCAGAACTTTGAAAACTCAGTCTCCGTCATTTACTAAAAATTTTCTTCAAGAACATGAACACCCTCTAGTTAAGAAAATAGCAAAAGCTAGAGAAATAAACAAGGCTCATACCACATTTATTGATACTATTATTAGATATGAACATAAAGGTAGGATTCATGCGGATATTAACCAGATTAGGTCTGACCAAGGTGGTACTGTAACTGGACGGTTT